CAGCTCTGACTGGGCAGACCGTTTCTGCATCCAGGTCTTCCGTTGCTACGCAGACGGGATGGAGCAGGTGGCCGAGTTCGCCACCTCTGAACTCAATACCTACCAGTTCGCCTGGGTCATCGCTCACCTAGCAGGTGCCTACAAGAACTCCACGCTGAACCTGGAAGTCAACGGGCCGGGTCAGGCGGTCATCAACGAGATCAGGAACTTGAAGCGCATGGCCGTGAGCATGAACAACGCCACAGGGCGTGGCTTGCTGGACGTGCTCGGTAGCATGACCAACTACATCTGGCGGCGTAACGATGCTTTAGGTGGCATCTCCAACTCCATAGGCTACGTCACCACCCACGCCAGTAAGGAGCGGATGCTCAATTACATGAAGGATTACTTCGAGCGCGGGATGATGGAGATTAAGAGCATGGACACCCTGGAGGAGATGAAGGGTATCGTGCGGGAAAACGGCACCATCCACGCTCCAGGCAGGGCCAAGGATGACCGGGTGATTGCCTCTGCCCTGGCAGCGGTTGCATTTGCAGAGCAGGTGCAGCCCCGGCTGATAGCAGCCAAGATCACCCGCAACATCTCCCAAGCCCAAGACAACATGACGGTGCAGGAAGCCCAGATAGGGCGCAATGTGGCCGACTACCTCAAGAAGATCGGGATGTACGGCAGTGCATGACAAACTAACAGTCGTGGCCATCTACGGCCACAACAGCGGGGAGAGCGCGGTTCCATCTCTGGAGCGTTCTCTTCTAGAACTTCCTGGTGCTCAAGGCTTGCTGATCTCTCCTCGCAGGCCGCGCAACCTTCCTAAGCACATCCGGCACAAGAAGTGCCACAAGATGACCTACAAGCAGTACAGCCTCTTCGTGATGTACTGCCTGCACACCTACATCAAGACCGAGTTCTGCCTTATCGTGCAGGATGACGGGTGGGTGCTCAACGGTGAGAACTTCACCGAGGACTACTACCAGTACGACTATGTGGGTGCACCTGCCCACGCAGCAATGGTCGGAAACAACTACTACACCCACTTCACTTGGCTTGGCCAACCCGAGGCACTCGTTGTCCAGAATGGCGGCTTCTCTCTGCGCTCCCGCAAGTTCCTGCGCCAGCTATCCAAGAGCGGCATCATCTGGAAGCACTTTGACGTAGAACCGTTCTGCAACGAAGACGTGCAGCTGTGCACCTGGCTGCGCCCAGAGCTAGAAAAGCACGGCATCAAGTTCGCACCCATAGAGGTGGCCAAGAACTTCAGCATGGAATACGCAGGCCCAGGCTTCCACGACGACATCGACTTCTCAAAGCTGGTAGGACACCACGCTCCTACCCGCAAACTCACCTCCTACAACTACATCAAGATCAAGGCACCACTCTCAGAAGTGAGCAATTACTATCGAGAGATGGAGTTTTTGGACTGGCTGCAGACCAAGGACTATGTGTTGGAGTGTTATGAGCCATCCTGAGCAAATGCGCTTTGTCGCAAGCCTTACCCGCACCTTCCCATGGCACTTCCGACACACCAAGGTGGTGGAAGTGGGGTCGCTGGACATCAACGGCTCTGTGCGGCAGTTCTTCTACGAGCCAAGCCTGTACGTCGGGTGTGATCTCGGCCCTGGCCCCGGCGTAGACATCGTGTGTGCAGGGCACGAACTGCCTTTTGCCAACAAGTTTGATGTGGCCATCTCCTGCGAGTGCTTCGAGCACGACAAGAACTGGCAAAAGACCTTCCTCAAGATGGTCGAGATGGTCAAAGACAACGGCTTGGTCATCTTTTCCTGCGCCACAACGGGTAGAGCAGAGCACGGGACGACCCAAAGCAACCCTTTCGATGCTCCATTCACCAACGACTACTACAAAAACCTCACAAAAGAGGACTTTGAGGCTGCTTTTGACCTCAAAAAGCTGTTTTTGAAGCATGAATTCAGCGTAAATGAGGGGTCTAAAGACCTCTACTTTTGGGGTCAAAAATGACCAAAATATGGCCAAAAAGTGAGCTTTTCAGGCTTATGGAGCGGTTTCACGCCGATAAAGAGCGTGGAATCAGCATAAAACTGTTCTGCGAGCTGTGCGGCATAGGCACCCAGACCTTCAAAGACGTGTTTCTGTACAAGAAAGCGCCTCTGAGCGAGATGGTGCAGATCAGAGTAAGCAAAGGCTACAACGAATGGCTGCGGGGACGGGTGCGGATCATGCAAAACCGTGACCAGACCCGCTTCGTGGACTACCGGCGTGAGGCCAAGCCGCCTCTAATGCCCTCCACCAAGCTGGAACTGACGCCGCAAGGCATCAAAGTCCGTGTCGGCATGGTCAACCGCCACGACTATCAACAACCTGACCTAGATGAAGCACTGCGAGGGTAATTGCATGGCCGTTCTCCACGACTATTACTGTTCTGAACACGGAATCTTTGAGGCTTGGGAAGCAAAATGCCCCATGAAGCTCTGTAAAGGTGAGATTTCACGGGTGTTTTTGCAACCTGTGAGCCTCAAGAGCGACAAAACCAAGGCAACAGACAAGAATCTGGAAGGTTTGGCCCAAGATTTCGGCATGACCGACATCAAGAGCACCCGCGAGGGCGAACATCAGACCGGATACCTCAAGCGCAACAACAAACTGACCGACAAACAGTTTGAAGAGGCAGGCGAGATCATGGCTCAGCAGCAACAGCGTGAGCAGCGGCCTGGTGACTCCGTGATCTGGGGTGGGGGCGGCAGTATTTCCATGAACTCGGTGCTGGGTGGCCAGTTCAAGTCGGTTGCCGGTGAGCAGGTGGGCATCCATCCCAAGCAAGCAGGCAATTTGACGGGGCCACGCGCTGCAAGTTACATTCCCGACCAAGACAACCTGCAGGTTGACAAGTCATGAGAATCCCGACCGATCACCTAGAGCGCGAGCAGTTCTATCTCGACCTCATTGAGAAGTGCGAAGTTTCCCTGAACTCTCGCAAAGCCGACTATCTGGGTCTTCGGTCATGGTTCATGTTTGGCTCGGGGCTTGATTCGGCCCCAGCCATCTACAACAAGATTCAGCCGCATATCGACCAGCTCACGAGCTTTCTGTATTCGGCTGAAACCACACGCTTTTCCATCGTCACCGGCGCAGCTGTGCCTGACGCTGAGCACACCAAGATTCCGGTGTTGACTCGCGCTCTCAATGACGAGTGGGCCAACTCCAACGCAGACCAGGTTTTCTCCCAAGCCGTTACATGGTCGCTGTGCTACAACTCCACGTTCATCAAGCTCGTGATGAACAAGGGCATCCACCCGTTCTTGGTGGAGCCAAGCTGCATCGGCGTGCTGCGCGAGGACATCCCCAACCTCAGCGCACAAGAAGCACTGATCCAGGAATACTACATCACCAAGAGTGAGCTGTACGCACGCCTGTACAGCCACCCGCGCCGGGAAGAGATCGTAAAGCGCGTGAATGCCACAGAGCATCAGCGCACAGACAGCCCCGAGGGTGTCGAGCGCATCCTGATGTCTCAGACCAACCCGACGATGTACGGCAACGTCAACCTCGACCTCAGCGGAAACGAGCGTTACAAGGCCCAAGTCTCAGAAGACACGGTTCGCATGATCGAACTCTACGTCTACGACGACGACATCAAGGACTACCAAGTCATCACCAAGGCAGACCCGGACGTCATCATCTATGACCGTCCCAACGAAACCATGTTTATGAAGGGCGAGCTTCCCTTCATTCAGGTCTGCCCAAATCCGCTGTACGACTACTTCTGGGGTGCCAGCGAAGTCTCGCGCCTGGTCTACCTGCAAGAACTTCGCAACAAGCGCATGGCTGAAATCCTAGACCTGCTGAGCAAGCAAGTCTCGCCGCCTACTGCGCTCATCGGGTTCACGGGTCTGTTGGACGAGAAGAACTTTGCGCTCAACCGCGCAGGCGGCTTGCTCTCCACCGATATGCCCAACGCAAAGGTTGAGAAGCTGGCCCCGAACATTCCTAACGACCTGTTCAGAGAAATCGGTGAGATTGACCTGATGTTTGAAGAGGCATCGGGAATCGTGTCCGTACTTCAAGGCCGGGGAGAAGCTGGGGTTCGCTCTTCGGGCCATGCTTCTCAACTTGCTCGTCTAGGCTCCAGCCGCGCCAAGAAGCGTGCGCTCATCATCGAAGATGCGCTGGAGAAGATGGCCACGCTGTACCTCAAGGCCATGCAGCTGTACAGCCCGACTCACTACAAAGACACGCAAGGCGTGCCTTTTGTTGCAGATCAGTTCACCACCGATTTTATGGTGAAAGTGGACGCTCACTCCAACTCGCCAATCTTCATGGAAGATATGCGCCAGATGGCTTTCTCGCTCTACAGCGCCAAGGTCATCGACAAGGAGTCGTTGCTGGATTTGGTCGATCCTCCCATGAAGCAGCAGCTCAAGGAGCGCCTGAAGATCATGGAAGAGAAGGAAGCTGCAGCGCAGGCCGCAGCCGCAGCAGCCAAGCAGCCTCCTCCAGAATCTATCCCGCAGCCTCCCCAAGAGGCTGGCGGCGGGATGTCAGCAGATATGCCCCTCATCCAATAAGGAGCAGCTATGCAAAACAACGGCTCCCCGTCTTCCGGTACTCAGCAACCTACGGCAGACCAACCCCGCTACTCGACAGAACAACTGCGTAGCGAGGAAAAGGCTCCGACCATGCAGTACCGCCAGACCAATATCAAGACTTACTCGGGTCGCTACAACCGCGATAATCGTCGTTAGTCTTGACAAATGGAAAGTAAACACTTACAAACTCGCCCAAAGAGGTGACCATGAGCGTACCTGCCGAAAAACTGATGGAACTCATGCGGGGCCAACGCTCTGCAGGCACCAATGCCCCCAAGGTAGAGGTGGAGATCGAAGAGAAAGAGGATATGTCGTCGGAAGACACGCCCCCGATGGGCGCTCCGATGTCCACGCCTGAACCCAAGATGGGCAGCAAGGAAGGCGCACTCGTCAATATCGGCATGGTTATCGACCTTCTGGAGCAGTCTCTGCCTGCGTTGGGCGCAGATTCGGAAGAAGGCAAGACCATCATGGACGCCATCTCCAAGCTCAACAAGATGCTCGGTGGCCGCAAGGCGTCTACCAACGAGTTGCAGCAGGCTGAAATCATGCAACTCATGCGATCTCTCCCCCAGGCCGGTGGCGCAACGCCTGAAGGGCGTGCTATGGCACAAGCGCCGATCCCTGGTGCTCCCATGATGGGCGCACTGCAACCCCCAATGTAAGGAGTCTTAAATGGACTTGTTCAAGCCCCGTGGAGCCGCAGCTCCCCGTCGTCCTACTGACAACAATCAGCAGAACGGCCAAATGGTCAACACGCCTCGCTTCTCTCAGTTTGGTGGCCTTGATGGTGCCAGCAAGTACAAGAAGAACGCGATGGCTGTTCAGAAGCCCGGTGACGGTAAAAAAGTTATCTGATAACCAGATAAGAGGGTAAAGCTATGTCACTCGAAAACCTTGACCAATCCGCTCGTGATGAGCTGGCCCTCCTGGCCAAGCAACTCGCTGAGAATCCCGCGACTCGCAAAGACTTCTTGCGAATGACTAAGAAGGTTCAACCTGACCTTCCTATTCCTGAGCTTGAGCTTGAGCAGACCGTCCAACAGGCGGTGTCGCAGAATGACCAGCGTGTTCAACAGCTGGAGGCAAAGCTGCGCGAGAAAGAAGCAATGGAAACCTTGCAGAAGCGCCGTGATGGGCTGCTGAAGAAGGGACTCATTGACAACGAAGATGAAGTCAAGGCTGTGGAGAAACTCATGCTGGAGCGCGGTATTACCAACCACGAGACGGCAGCCGAGTATCACAAGTGGATGAAGCAGGCTGCAACGCCGACCTCTTCTGGTTACAACCCCTCAGCCGTCAAGAACTTTGACCTGAACCGTTACTGGAAGAACCCGGCAGGCGCAGCCCGTGAAGAAGCTGTGAGAGCCTTGAATGAGTTGCGTAAGCCTACGCGACCCATCGGGCTGTAAAGAGGGTAATTTTTAACTCAAGGAGGCCATATGGCTATTGGTGGTGGCATCCTCCCGGCATCAGGCTCAACTCAGCTTACCGAGTTGACCTATGTCACGCGGAGAGCCTTTATTCCCAAGATGGTTGTACAGCTGTACAACTCGACTCCGCTTATGGCGGCACTGATTGCCAACAGTCAGCAAGCCTCCGGCGGTGTCTCTTCCGTGGTCGTGCCCGTGCAGGGCGCTCAGTTCGTAAACGCTCAGTGGTCTGACTACAGCGGCTCGTTCGCTCAGCCGTCCGTCCAGCAAGGCGCTTACAACGCTGAGTTCAACCTCAAGCTGATGATCTCTCCCGTGCCTTTCCTGGGCATGGAAGGTGCCGTTCAGCAAGACGCAGCCGTTATCCCTCTGATCGAAGCTCGCATGAACGATGCGACCAACGTGATGATGGACGCAATGGCCACCTCGCTGTACAACAACACGACCAACACGCAGCAGTTCACTGGTCTGCCGCTGGCCGTGGCCGATTCCGGCACGTACGGCAACATTGACC